TTACAATTGAATCAAGCGACAAAAGATTATGAATGGGCTGTAGCCCAGGGGTATGACACGACTGCGTTAGAGACATATAAAGCTGCAATACAAACTGCTAAACTCGCCATATCTGGGATTACTGACAGTCAGCCAGTGCTGAAAGAATACAATAAGCAATGGGACGATGGTGCAAATAAGATTGGAGACTATAGCGAACAAATTAGACAGATCCCATCACCACAACCGCCGCCAGAGCCCGCTGATACAGAGAAGTGGGGATATGCGTCCGAGAATATTGCCAAGCAGACAGAGGAGTCTGCAAAAAGTGCAGATTTATTCGCTACTGGGATGAACTCTGCTGCGGACGCTGCCCAAAGGATAAATGAAGCAATAGCAAGTATTCCAGAAAAAATTAAACTCAATGGAGTCATAAACATCAGTAGCCAGCCGGCTGGGCGCTGGGCGGGTGGACCAGTTTCTGCTGGTACATCTTATCGAGTCAATGAACTTGGTCAAGAAGGATTCTTAAGCAATTCCGGTAATCTATCGGCCATTATGAAACCGAGGAATGCCACATGGAGGCCCACCAGTTCCGGCACTGTTATACCTGCTAATATTTGGAGTAAATTAAAAGGAGCAAGAAATGGTGTAACTAGTGCAAGTATTGGTGTAAGCAACACATCGAGAAGTCAAGAGGCAAAACTAATGGTAGGATTATTGAACCGCTACTTGTCGGCTCAATCAACTGCAAGCAACCAGGGCAGCCTTGATATGAAGAGAATACAATCTCATCAAGCGATACAAATAGCTAAGCTTGCAAAAGCTGTCGATCGATTGGCAACCAAGGATTGGAACGTGGATGTTAAAGTAAGGAATACTGGTAATGCGGCCTATCTGGATACCTTAACGCGGAGCATCTAATGTCAGTAACTTTAGATGGAATAGTTTTTAATGATTTATACCTGACAGAACAGCCGTTTGGTTACGATGAAAAAAATACTCAACGAGGGCGAACTGCTGGTAAGTGGCTGATAACTGGATTTATGACACCAGCGGACTGGCTGGATTTATTGTATTTATATGATACATGGCGTGATTTAAAGATCCTAGAAGACGACCCATCAACTACGGGCCTTGTTGGAGCTACTGTTACATTATCATGCTCCGGTCCAGGAGGGCAAACATTTAACAGTATTGAATGTTGGTTTAATTCAGCGCCAACAGGTACTCAATCTGGTATATATTTAAACGCCTCATTTGAATTAATCAATGCAGCAGAAGCATTGCAGGTATTGCTTGCAGAAAAGGAAGAGCAGGAGGAAGAGACAGAAGATCTCCCTGATTTTGGGACTATTACAATAGGCACAACTACCTTGATACTTAGGAAACCGGTAAACACTTATGGCCCTGGTCCATCGATGGAACTTACGGCTACTGGTGTCCATTTAATAACCGGGCCATTAGTCGTATACAGGATAAAAGATGTTGAAGGAGAAACCAATCTAACGGGATTCAATGACATCAGAAGTTGGTATGAATCACAGATTGTTGCTGTACCAAATAGTGGATCATATTTTCCTATTACACCGCCGACTGCTACAGCCGAAAGAAAAGTAATATCTGGGGTTGTCACAGACGTATACACAGTATCAATCCAACTGGGACAAGTTATTTAATTTGCAGGCATACTATTTCGCCCTTTAGGCGTGATGCCTAACAACTATGCCCGAAGATAATCAAGCAGCACTTGAGACAAGTGCAGATGACCAGAATGATTCTGGCAACAGGAATTATTCTGAAGAGGAAGTTCAAAACCTGTTGAAAGCTCTTAAATCAGAGCGAGAAGCAAGAAAAGTATACGAAAAAGAGGTAAAAGAAAAGTCAGCATTACTTGAAAAATTTGCTGATATCAAACCAGAAGAGTATCGGGAATTACAGGAGGAGGTAGCTTCTGCGGCAAGGGAAAAAGCGGCAGTAGAAGAACGAACGGCATTGCTTGAGGAAAAATACGGCTCTCAAGCAGCGGAAGCTGTCAAGCAGCGCGATGGCGCAATGCGGGAATTACTGGAGTTCCGAAAGCGTTATGCTCTTGAAAAGGTTTTCTTTTCCGCTGGCGGCCGTACGGATTCTGCTGATGGTGTGTCATTCTTTGACATGCTGGCAAATCAAATCGGCGGTCAATTTAGACTTGAGAATGATGGCAGTATTACTGTTATCGACAGTCAAGGTGATCCGGTATTGGATAAAGATTCTGGCAAAAGAATATGCCCAGAAGATTATCTTGCTCAATTTAAAGTGCATCCAATTTATGGAACGTTCTTTAAAGGCAACAAAGGCTCTGGCGCCGGAATCGGCTACGGCGGAACTGATGCAAATGGCATGACTACAGAAGATTTGCATAGTTTAAGTAGTGAGGAATTATTCCAAAAAGCATTTGGATGATTCTATCATTAATACATTGCGCCGACTAATATTAGTCGGCTTTTTTATATTTATTTCGGTAGTCTAAGTCGAGTACCCAGCCCTGAGTTGGTTGTGATGACCTATCGGGGAGGGTCTAGCGCAATGGATGTGATGTCCTGAAGCGATTTACCTTTCCTGTCAATCGTTCATCAGCCAACTACTAATTATGGCACTTACTCTTGCAGAGGCTAAGAAGCACTCTACCAATCCGCAGGAACTGGCAATCGTCACCGAGCTGGCTGCCGGTCCCCTGCTGCAAAACCTGCCTTTCCGCGAAGTTCAAGGCAATGGCCTGTTCTGGAAGCGTGAAGAGTCCCTCGGTGATGTGGGTTTCCGTGCTTTCAACGATGGCTATGCTGAAACCTATGCTACCGTCAGACAGCACAGCGAAGCTCTGAAGCTGTTTGGTGGTGACATCAAGGTTGATCGCGCCATCATCGATCTCGAGGGTCCTGAGTCTCGCGCTTATCAGATCCAAGCCAAGACTCGCGCTATGCGCCTGGCCTGGGAGGCTCTGTTCATCAATGGCGATTCCAACGCCAGTGGTGCTGAGTTCGACGGCCTTGCTCGTCGCCTAGTGAGCGGCTCCAGCCAGTATTTCAACAATGGCGTGAGCCCTGCTGCTCTGGACCTGGGTGCCCTGGATGAGGCCATCGATGCTGTTGACGCCCAAGGCGGCCAAAAGTATCTGGTGATGTCCAAGTCTGCTCGCCGTCATCTGAGCAAGAAAGCTCGCGTTAGCGGTCAAATCGACATTGAGCGCAACGATTTCGGCTATCAGCAACTGTTCTACGGTGGCATTCCGGTTCTCGAGCTGGATCGCGACCACCAGAACGTGGCTATCCTTGATTCTGATCCCACCAACCAGTCGATCTATGTCGTTGCTTTCGGCAATGATCTGCTGACTGGTCTTCAGAACGGTGGCCCTCAAGTCCGTGACCTGGGTGAAGCCACTGATTCTCCCGTGATGGTGACCAGAGTTGAGTGGTATTGCGGCCTTGCCCTGATCAACGGCAGAGCTGCTGCTCGTCTTGCTAACGTGAACGCAAACGCTGCAGTGAGCTGATATTTATCAGCAGCTCAATTGGGCCCTTCGGGGCCCTTTTTTATTGTTTAGCTTCATCGGAAAAATATACTAAAACTGTGTTTTGTGATTTACTCGTCTTCTGATATCTTATCCGTATTAACGGGCGACCCTGTCATCAGGGCGCTTGCTGATGTCAAAGTCGTAGAGAAATCACCATCTATTGAAGCATCAAGCAAGGTTGCTATTTATATTGCAAAATACGCAGTTTTAACAGAATTTGAAGCGACATGGAATATATGGATAATTGACGTAAACAATGAACCAATTGATATCATAATAAATCAATTAAAGTTAAAGCTACCCGGATTTAAGATTATATCAAATGGAGCAATCATAAAAGCTAGTGTAACTGATCTAAAGTCCAGCAGAACAGAGCAATTAGTAAAAAAAGAGCCATCCGGAAGTCAAATACTTGAAGGCCTAAGGAAACAATTTGAAGATTTAAAGCAATCAATTGAAGACCGAATGCTACTGGTGGGCCCCGGTCGCCCTGGCAAGGATGGGAAAGATGGGATAGACGGAAAGGACGGCAGAAACGGCTCTGACGGAAAGAATGGTAATGATTTACTTGCAACAGATGCAGAGCTAGACAATCTGAAAGATGTCTTTGTTAAAGACGCTCAAAAGGGACAATTCTTGATGTTCGATGGTTCCTCTTGGGTAGCCAGATTTGTCCCTCAATTATTCAAGACTGGCGGCGGCGGTGGTGCAGGAGGTGGCGGCACGGGAGGTGGCATAGAAGAAGCTCCGTTGGATGGAAATTTTTACGTCAGGCGGAATGGACAATGGGTGGATCTCGGAACTGCTATCGGTTATCTGAATAACCTGGATGCCGGTAACTTCACTACTGGTATAGCTGAAACCGTTACGTCGACTGAGTATGATGGTGGTGATTTCACGCCATAACAGGAAGACTAGCGTAATTCACGGGTAGCATGACAACTCCTTCACCAAGAAATCCTATAAGGATTGCCCGTGGCGCGTATGCTGATCTGCTGGCGTCGTTGGCAGACATAAAAGAAGGCGAGCTATGTGCTGCTCTTGATGAAGATCGTTTATATATAAAAGAAAACGGTGTACTGGTTAGCGTCAGTGCATTAGGAGCTACAGGACCAACCGGGCCCGCAGGGCCGACAGGCCCAATTGGCGCAACTGGCGTCACCGGCGTGATGGGCGCGACGGGCCCCAGAGGGTCTTCCTCCAGCTTTTTCCTGTACAAGGCAAACGCATCAGCGAACTCAGGTTATCCAGGCAATGGATCTTTGCTGTGGAATAATGCTTCACAAATAAGTGCAACATCAATAATAATCAGCCATAAAACAGACGATAATGTTGATATTGATATATTTTTAGCTTTACTAGACCAGACTGAATCGATCACAATTCAAGACAGAAATGCTAGCCTGAATTATCAGACATGGTTAATAACCGGATCGCCGGTCAATGTAGATCAAGGAACAGCAACAAGCCATTGGATTCTCCCTGTTCAGCTAATAGAATCTGGCGGCAGTGGCACTACTGGATTTAGCAATAACCACGACATATTTCTTGCTCTTATAAGTGGCATTCAAGGTGCTACAGGCCCGGTAGGCCCGACCGGTGTTTCGGATAGAAGTATCACCATAGCAGCACCTGTAGTAAACGATTCGTTTACAATATTAAGAACAGTAGGGATTACACCAATAAATTCTATTTATGGATTAGTATCAAATGGATCTGTACAATATGAAATACGATATGCAGCCGACAGAACACTGTCAGGTACGATTATAGCGACCGATACGGTAATTAATACTACTACTGGTGACCCACCGACGATACAGGTAGCGTCAGTACCTAGCGGAAGCTATGTATGGGTTAATATATTAAGTGTATCTGGTGGAGTCAATGAATTCAATCTTTCGATTGGATTTTAATAGCTGACACGGAATACTAATTTAGATTTTTTTGTAAAATGGCCGTTTTTAACAAGCTGAACGGTTTTGTGGAGCACCTTGCTGAGGGCGTCCATAACCTTGGCAG